TAGTTCCATTGTGCTCTGTTTCAAATGTTGTAAACAAAGCTTTCATTTGCTCAAATAATTCTTGACTTGTCATAGTTTTTATTTTTTAATTGTTATCCTAAACCCGTATTGGTATTTGGTTTCCCACCAACCGGCATTGCTTCCATATATTTCTTATGTAATAGCTGTCTTTCCATTTCGGCACCATTAGCACTTTCTTTAGTTGCCATCATTCCATCTGCTGATGTTGCTGTGTAAACATCTAAAGTACCATGTGTTGTATCCATCTTCGCTGGGAAGGTAATACCATCTTGTCCGAAACGATTCTTCATAACATGCACCCTAGCGGTGTTGTTCAATTTATCTTTTGCCTTTCTACTCAAACTCATAATGAAATCGGCGTTCATTACTTTAGCGTAAGAATCTGCAATCTTATCCGCTTCAATAACTTCCGAATCAATTGCTGACCTATTTGTTTGTGATGCTGTCCAAACCGGCAATCCTAACTCACCACCCAATCCTCTCAAATCAATGTACACACCACCTTGCTCAGCGTATGTACTATCCGTTTTGTTTGAATGAGATAATAATAGGTCAGCATAATCCACAATAACTAAATCGGGCTTATTACCGGCTGCTATCATTTTTTCTAAGTGAGCTTGAATTGTTTTTGAACTTGCTGCTTTTGGTGGGAAGTATTTGATTTTAAGTTTACCTTTTAGCTTCTTCAATGATGCTAATACTTCTTCTTTCTTATCAACTAATTCATGTGATGCAATATGTGAGAATACCGTATCGTATCTTAACCCCACATACTCTTGTGATAATTCTAATGAGTAATGTACAACAGTCTTTCCAGCTTTTACAGCTGCTGCTCCTAAAGCACATAATACCCAAGTCTTACCAACACCAGAAGGTGCTACCACAACTCCCAATTCGCCAGGTCCTAATCCACCATTCATCAATTCATTAATACATTCCCAATCAGTACCAACAGTATCTCTTTTTGTTTCATCATATCTTCTTTCAAAGTCTATGAGATAATCCATACCTAAATCAGAATCAACACCAACTTTCATTGCCTTATCAACCAACTCTTTGATTTTATCATAGTTGCCTGATTTTAGTAAATCAATTGATTGTACGATTACATTCTTTAAGTTTTGATTAATACAAAAAGATGTGAACTCATCTTTGATATATTCTAAATCAGTATTTCCAATTTGTGAATATACTTCTTTAAGTTGCCCTACTATTGTTTTTTGTAGAGATTGATTATCAAGTTTAGATACTTGAACTTTAAATACATCCAACGAAGGTACTTTGTTGTAATCTTTATGATGCGATACAATTTCATCCACTATCCACTTATTAGCTTCGGATTCAAAGAATTTTTTATGGATTACATCTGATAATGTATCCATCATTCTTTCATCCGTAAGTAAAGCAGATATTACTTTGGTCTGAAATGATTGCCCATATTTTGAGAGTGTATCTTCGTTATGCATTTATCTTTATTGGTTTACAAATATACAACAATTTAGTGAAATCACCAAATTATTTTACTATAATATTTGTATAGGTTGATTTTAACCAATCGTTTATATCTTTCCAGTTTTGAAGGATTTTATATTTCATAGCGGCTTTGATAAATTCCATCTTATCAAACTTTTTGTTTGGTTCAGCAAAACGGTCATTAATCTTCAACTTAGTATTTGTATTGATATGTGGTTCTTGCAATTGCATGATTTGTCTATTTCTCAAAACATCATCTTTTGCTGCAAGTATATCTCCGTATATTTTTGATTCACCTTTTCTTTGTTCACATAAATCAAAAAATTCATCAAAGGTGATTTCTCTATCTTCGGCTAATTCAGGAAATCTTTTAAGAACAGTCTTTAAACCACATCCTTTAACACCAGGTACATTATCAGAGTTATCCCCATCTAATGTTCTGAATAGTAAAAGGTTTTGTGGATACATTCCCCATTCTTCTTTTACAAGCTCCCTATTGTAAAGTTTCTTTTTAGTTGGAGAATAAACAAATGTTTTCTCATCAACTAATTGTAAGAAATCTTTATCGGTAGAAACAATATAACATTCTTCACCTTCACCAAGCACATGCTTAGCTATGTGTCCAATCACATCATCTGCTTCTATACCATCATATATCATTGTAGTAATTGGTAAACTATCTAATAAGTCTACTAACCACACAAATTGTCTTTTCATTGAAAGTTGTTCGTCTTCTTGAGTCATCATTTCAGGATACTGACGATTTACTCTAAAACGATTCTTACCTCTATCAGCTTTATAGCCTTCAAACAATTCTTTCCTACCTTTAGAACCACCCTTACCATCAAAGGTTAAGATAACTCTAGTTGGATTAAATTGGCGGATTTGATACCCGATTGAATTTAATGAACCAATAACTCCACCCGTATGCTCACCATCCTCATTCATAATGGGGTTGGTAGTCCAACTACGGATGAAGGTATTTAGTCCATCTATGATAAGAACTCTACCATTCCTTACCCTTTGGGTATTAGATTCATGTTCAGATTCTACTTCATTGAGTAATTTTTTGTATAATTCTTTCATATTGTTTTGTAACATTTAATTAATCACCGATTACTTCTGAGTCTGTCACCAAACTATCAGTATCTAATGAATCTTTTTTGTATTGTAAAATTGTTGCTTCACAAATCCTTTTATAGATTTGCTCTTTTACTTCTATGTTTGATTCTAATGTAGAAGGAAAATCTTTCGCTTGGAACTTAATGATTTCACCAGTATCAATATCAGTATATTCATACCATGCACCACTTTGTTTTACGATTCCATTTTCTTTCATCATTCCTAACCAAGCTCCATAGTTATCAATTCCTCTGTCAAAGAAGATATCAAAATCAGCGGAACGTAACGGCGGTCCCATACGATTTTTTACTACCTGACAACGAACTTTAATACCTACGATTCTTTCGTTACCATTCTCTTTAGCTTTAATCGTTCCCATACTCTTTAATCTCAAACGAACTGAAGCATGGAAAGCAATTGCTTTACCACCCGATGTAGTCCAAGGGTCAGAGAAAGGCATTGCGTTCATTTTCTGTCTTAACTGATTTGTGAAAACCAATGTGATTTTCTGTCTACCAATTAAGTTAGTAATTTTACGCATTGCTTTGGAAATGATAATTGCTTTATCCGTAGCGTAACCATCTTTACCATAATCAGCTTCCATCTCCTTTTCAGTTGATGCTGCTGCTACTGAATCCACAACGATTGTTACATACTTATCCTTTGATTGGGTTCTCACCTTCTCAATAATAGTTTCAGTATATTCAAAACATTGTTCAACAGTCTCAGCTGCTACATAAAGTAATTTGGTTGTATCTACTCCAATGGCTTCTAAGAATTCTCTACTTACGGCGTTTTCAGTATCAATCAACACAGCGATACCACCTAACTTTTGTGTTTCGGCAAGTAAGTGTGCTGAAAGTAATGATTTACCACTTTGTTCCAAACCTGTCACTTCGGTAATTCTACCAACAGGTAAACCACCATAAGGGCGATTTGAGATAGCCACATCTAACATTGATGCTCCGGTTGAAATCCAACCATCTACATTTGTAGGTGAGTCACCATTGTCCAAAAAGAATGCTACCTTTTGGTCTTTTGATTGTTTGTTTAGGGACTCCGCTAGCACTTCTGCTAAGTCCACTTCCTTAGTTGCTTTAGCCATATATTAACTTATTTATTATGAATTGAAAAGGTCATCAAATGCTGCTGCTACATCATCTAATTTCTTAGCTGGTGCTGCTGTTGCCGGCTTTGATGGAGTTGTATCAAATGGTGCTTCATCTTCATCATTTGCTGCAGTTGAAGAAAGAGTTTCAGCTGATACTGATTTTTCTTCTTCTGAAGCTGCTGCTGATGGGTTTAACCAACCTTCTAATACATTTTTCAATTCTGCATAAGTTAATTCTGAATAAAGTTCAGTAATTTCCTTTTGAGAAGTTAAGTACTTGTCCGTTTCTTCTTTAGTTGCTGCTAAAGGAGTTTCTTTTGGTTTAACACGGATTGTTGTTACAGGGTAAGAAGTACCACTGTCTTCAGCTGATACTACTTCAACAGTAATATCTCTACCTTCATTTGGGTCAGTAATATCACCATAATCAGGGTCTGCCATATAACCAAGAATTTCTTGATATACAGTTTTTCCAAAGCCCCAAAAACGAACACCTTCACCTTCTTCACCTCTTACCAATACCGGTACGAAAGTTCTAAGTTTCGGCTCCATCTTTTTTGCAGCTTTCCAATCTTCCTTATCACCCATTCTTTTAAGTTTATCAGCAAACTCAACAATTGGGTCAGGTCTGCCAAAACTCATTGGAGATAAGTAAGTTTTGTTGTTGATGTTGTAGTGAAAATAAAGTTCAATAAAAGGATTTTCTTTATTGAATTTGTAAGGCACCAATCTGATTGTGTGTTTGCCTGGTGCTGGCTTCCAAAGTTCTACAGTTGTTCTTTGGGTGTTTTGCAGTTTGTTAAGTCTGCTCTTAATTGCGTCTAAATTAATAGCCATGTTCTTTTAAGTTTTAAGAGTTTAAGTTTTAAAACGTTTATGTTTTAAGGTTGGATTATAGTGTCTTTCCTACACTTCCGTTACACATATAAATATAAAGGAGATACAAATATACGAAGATTTCCTGATATTTCCAAATCTTTTTTTAATTATATTTTTATGGTAAAAGATGTAACAAATATAGTAAAAATTTGTGACAAAACCAAATAAAAAAGGGAGTTTTTACACTCCCTTTTAAATTATGCTAACAAATGATAATATTCTTTGAAATGTTTGATTCTATCGGGCAATCCAATAGTACCACCATTTACTCTTTTTGTGATTTTAGTTACAACCACATCACTAGCTCCTTCATCTGCCATCTTATGTAATCCGTTTTTAGAGAAAAACCAAGCTGCTGATAATAGTGCGTATTGAGATGCTACCTTATCAGGGTTTGCTGTCATATCTTCACCAATTGATTTACCAAATGCAGTGTAGTTATCTTTACCTGTTAATTGGATATATCCTCTACCTCTGAATTTGTAGCCTTCACCACTTGCTTCAGTTCCATTACCCATTCTATTTGCATATACCTTAGATGCAATCTTTTGTGGGTTTCTAGCATATTGATTTGCAATTGCTTCGGTTGGGAAATACTTTTTAAATATACCCATCAAACCTTTTGCTGAATAATTTAAGTTCTCCTGTGTTGCTCTAAATCCACCACTCTCATGTCCGCATTGTGCTAAGAAGTGTGCCAATCTCAATGGAGTGTTGATTTGAAATTTAGCCGCAGTATCAGGAATCATTGCGATTACTGCATCAGGAATATGTCCTTTTAATTTATCTAATTTTAATCCACCTACTGGTACTATTGGAGTTTCAACAGGCGGTGCTGGAATTGGTGTACCTTCTCCCATTATTTTAGCCCAAGTTCCAGGTCCTACTATACCATCTGCAACCAAACCATGCTTAGCTTGAAATTCTTTTACAGCTGCTTCGGTTTTAGGTCCAAAGTTAGTTACTGCAGGAGAAATTCCTAACTTCTCTTGCATTAATTTTACATTCTCGTTATTATCACCTTTTTTTAATAACATAGTTTTAATATTTTTTAATTTCTTTGTACATTATAACTTGTTTAGGTTTCATAACTATTTCATTCCATAGAGATGTTTTATTATCTCTGCAATCTTCCACATTTCTGCAAAGATTACTTTTATTATCGGGATATGATAATCTGAACATATTAACAGCTTTATGTCCCCTATCAGTTGCAAATGTTTTAGCATCTGATTTGAACGCTGCTACTAATGTTCCACTCAATTTTACTAATATATTACTTTCCGGTCTGAAAAACTCTTTAGCTTGTGTTGTAAATCCCGATATTGCAAAACCATACCCATTTTGTACACTATCTATTAAATTAATCAATCCTTCTTTAGATGTCCAATGCAATACAGTTACTTCCTCATCAATAGTACCATAAGTATCTTTAGTAAATTGTTCATCCATTAAAAGATATGGTTCTATTGCTCCTCTAGAATAGAAGAAAGCAATCTTATCATTATCTATATTAACTATATAATCCTTATAATCCTTTCGCAATGACCAAACTTTATGGTTTACAAAATCTTCAATAAAATCCAATACCTTTTTTCTTGTCAAATCAGGAAATTGGTCAGTTTCTATAAACAACTGATATGCAAAGTATTTGTTAATTAAATCTATAAGTTTGGGACTGTAATCTATCGTACCACCTCTAGTATCAAATCCATCTTTTTGTAAAGCAAGAAACTCTTTACAAATGGATTCCCATTCAGATATTGTGTGAAATGAGCTTTCTGGTTTAAAATATCCTCTAACCTTATACATAGTAATTATAAATATTACTGCTCTTTATTTTCACCCTCACCGAAATCAATTACTTCAAAAACTCTAGTTTGAATCTTTTTAGTACCTTCGGCATTTGTTAATATGATTGAATTCTTAAATTTTTGCCAATTAATTACAAAAGATGTATCTAAAACACCACCATTTTCCTCTTTAACCAATTCGTTAAGAGCATTAATTGTATATAAAGTATTAGATTCTTTCTTTCTATGTATTAGGATTGTGTTTTCCAATGGAGTATCCGGTTGGAAAGCCGTATCAATGTTGTACGTGATGAATAATTCATCCAAATTTGCTTTATTCTGCAAAATATAGATGTAATTATAAACGATGTGATAAGTTTCTCTAATTAATTGTAATGTATTTTGTAACTCACCTTTCGTTGTAAATGTACATAGTAACTGTGTTTTCATCCGCTTTTCCTTTTCTTTTATATCATCTATAAATATGAAAAAACGGATGAAAGGGTATTTTCAGTTATTTTCTCTTTTCTTCGTTATGGAATCTTCCAGCACCAGGGTTTGAACTTCTACCATCCAAACTAAATCCAACATTAAATTCAGGTCTTGGATATGCTAATATTGATGTACCATTTGATGAATTAATGTGTATTCTACGGCTTTTAACTAAAGCAGAACCACCACTATCACCTTTTTGAGATAAAATACTATCATTACTAAAATCTTGCACATCCACATTTGCGTTATATGCTTCATGTGCTAAGAATGTGTAGTAATAGTAACTTTCTAATCTCATTCTCAATTTAGCCATTGTTTCATCACTAACATCCAATCCTTTCTCACCTCTTTTCTCCTTTAATGTTTTTATAGCTTCACTTATAGATTGATGTGCCGCTCCGCAAGTACTACCTTTTGGAAGTGGTTTTGGACATTTTGCTGGGTCTGATAATCTACTTTGAACATTTTTTATAAAGTTATCAGAAACTCCCAATCCTTTTGCTCTATTGATAATATCTTCTCTATAATTTTTATGATAAGCGCCAAATGTTTTCATATTTTGGTCAAATCCCATTTCATAAATTGGTGAATGTGATTCTGATAATTTTATGATACCTTCTTTTATCTTGCCATTCTTATCATTCTTATAAGTAGATTTATTACACTTAGATGTCAATGCGCTTGCTCCGCCAACTCCTTTCTTAACACTTCTACCATCCAATGTTACAATTTTTCTTTCGTTAGTACCATCTGCAATTGTAATAACATCCACAGTTTCTAAAGTTGTACTTTGTGGTAATAAAGCACACTTACCATTTTGTGTACCATTACCAGCATCATGCATTTCAACAATAGCTGCATATACTTCTGCAAAGTTCGCCCAACCTTCTTTTAATGAAGGTTCTCCTTCGTGGTTTGCTATTTCAGAAAAAGTACTTTGCAATTCAGCGTACCATTGTTGTGGATTTTTATTCGGGTCTCTTTTTGAGAAATCGGATAATTTTTGAATCAATCCTAAAGTTTCTTTATCAGCTATATAGTATTTATCAGCCAAATCTTTAAATCGTTTAGCCATACCATTAAGAGCTTCTTGAATAACTATCACTCTATTTTTTGGATTATCAGGAACTACACCATTATCCATATCAATAAAATCCATATCACCAGCCTCAATCTTAGCTGCATATTCATTGATATTTCTGTTGTTTCTCATTCTAGCCTGTCTTTCTTCTTCGGAAATACCTCTTTCAGTTGTATCTAATTTGGTAATAGTAAGTCCACCAATTTTTACACTATTAACTTTACCAGCACTATCCTTTTGTACACTTGCTATATTTTTACCATCTTTTAATTTAAGTAATTTTGTTTTACCATTTTCATCAACAAATGTTTGATTTGCCGTTGTTTTCTTTCCACCAAATGTAGTTGCTGATATTTGAGTCAATCCAGCTTCTTCCATATATTTTCTAAATGCAGCAAATACAGCATTACTTGCACCCTTACCACCAGTTTCTTCTTTTACTCTTTTCTTAAAGTTGTTTGGTTCTAATGCTATATAATATTTTGAAGTGTCTGGATTTGCTTCAGTTGGTTCTGCTACTCTAACCCATCTTGCCGCCATTTTCTTCTCAGCAGAATTTAATTTCTGACCAGAGAATACTTTATCCATTATTCCACCCACTTGCTTTAATTCTGCTGCGTATGGATTCTTTTTATTTTTTGATTCTTTATCAAAATAATTTTTAATATTTGTACGAGAACGATTTACTTTATCTTTTAAAACAGCTATTCTACCTTTATCAGGAATAGATGCTAATAATGTATCCAAAGAACCACCTTTAGTTGGTTTAGTAGCTGGTTCAGTAGTTTGCTTTACTGCCGGCTTTTCTTTGGCCATTCTCTTTTGATAATCACTATCACCTTTAAACAATCCAGCACCCTTTACAGGCTCTTTCTTTTTATCAGATACACCCTTTACTTTTAAATTCTTATCAACATCATCGTGGCTTTGTGCTTGTAAAGCTGCTTGCTTTTTTTCTTTACTTCCAAAATAAACAATTCTACCTGTTTCTTTAC